AGAACCACAGCTACAACAAGCAGGCGGCGCGCACGGCCATGATCAAGGCCGCGGCGAATCAGAACCCGCCCGTTTTCGGCTTTGACTGCGTGTGCATGATCAAGGGCGTTTTGTGGGGCTGGAACGGCGACGCGTCCAAAACCTACGGCGGCGCGTCCTACGCATCCGGGGGCGTGCCGGACATCGGAGCCGACACCATGATTACGAAGTGTTCCGGCGTTTCCACCGATTTCAGCAAGATTGTTCCGGGGGAGGCTGTCTGGCTTTCGGGTCATATCGGCGTTTACATCGGCGGCGGAAAGGTGATCGAGTGTTCCCCGGCGTTCAAGAACTGCGTACAGGTGACGGCGTGCCTGAACATCGGCGCAATCTCCGGCATGAACGGGCGCAGGTGGACCAAACACGGTAAATTGCCGTATATCACCTACGACACCGCGGGCGCGGCCACAGGCGGCGCAGGAACGGCGCAGAAGCCTGGCGGGACCTCCGATACCTCCGGCGCGCTGGCGTTCGCCGTGGGCGACGTGGTGCGCTTTACGGGCAACGTGCATTACACCAACGCAAGCGCGGCCAGCGGGAAAGCGTGCAAGCCGGGCAAGGCGAAAGTCACCATGATTTCAAAGGGCGCAAAACACCCGTACCACCTTGTCAAAGAGAGCGGCGGCGGGTCCACGGTTTACGGCTGGGTCAACGCGGCGGACGTTCAGAGCGAGGCGGACGCGGCCATTGACAAGCTGGCGGGGCTGGGGGTCATCAACTCCCCGGACTACTGGAAGAACGCCGTTGCCGCCGGAACGGTGCAATACCTCGATCTTCTCTTTATCGGCGCGGCGGAGTACATCAAAAAGGCCGGGACGCGGTGCGCAACGCCGCAAGCGGGCGTTGACGCGCTGGCAAAAGCCGGGGTCATCAACTCACCGGACTATTGGTTGCAGAATTACGGAAAGTTGCAGAGCCTTGGAACTCTTCTTTGCGCGCTGGGCGGGTCCGTGTAATGTGAGAAAGGAGAAACAACAATGAGCATCATTCAATTTCTGGCCGCGAATTGGGACAGCGTTCTTGTGGTCCTCGCGTTCCTTGTGCTGGTTGTCGTGCTGATCAAGCGCGGACAAACAAAGATTCTGAAAAAGATTCTCTTCAACCTTGTCACGCAGGCGGAAAAGCAGTTCGGCGGCGGAACGGGGTCAATGAAGTTCGCCGCCGTCGCGGACTGGATTTACCAGAGAATCCCGGCGGTGCTGAAACTGCTGTTCACGGAAAAGGATATTGCGGACATGATCGAAGCCGTGTTGGAGGAAGCGAAAAAGGCGTGGGGGACCAACGAGAATTTGAAAGAGTACGTGGAAACCTCGCCCATTGTGGAAAACCTGCTTGCGCTGGGGATTGACCCGGACGCGGTGGAGGAACAGGGCGCGCCGGAAAACAACAACTAAAATTGTCCGATTCGGACAACACGAAGCCCGCCGGGGAATGACCCCCGGCGGGCTTTTTTTATGCGCTGACCGTGGACACGTCAAGCCGGAACGCGAGGTCAAGGACCTTTGCGCGGGTTGCGGCGTTGCGCTGAACGGCATCTTCCAACGTGGCACGAACCCCAGCGGGAGCGAGAGACAGGCCGTAGGCAATCAGGCGATCTTCCACCGCTTTCAGC